TTAAGCGCGGCGCGGGCGGCCGCGTCCTTTGGGCAGCCGGCCGCGATTGGCTCGCGCCCACTGGATGACCTCGTCGGCAAACCACAGCCGTTTGCCGTGGCGGGCGTCAGTCGGCTGTACGGGCGCAGGGAAGCCCTCGCGCACCACCACCGCATCCGTGACGGTGTCGGGCGACAGGCCCATCCAGTTGCCAATGGCTGCGGCATCCCACAGTTGATCCGATACCGGCACGGCCTGCAGGACGTTGCGTAGGTCTGACAGCAGGCGGGCAAAATCTTCCGGCGTGACGTGGCTTACTGCAAATGGGGTCATGGTGGTCATGCCCTGGCTCCTTTCGTATTGCATTCAAACACCCAACACTTCACCGTCTCCGGCCGCTTGGGCTGTGTCAGGTATTCACGGTTGAAGTGGGCATTAATCGCGCTGTTGACGGCGCGGATGTCGACAAACTTGCGTTGGCGCGAGGTCTTGAGCACGCGCTTGAGGTCTGCGATCGGGGGCAGCTCGATGCGGCGCTCGCCGGCGACTTGTTCCATGTGCTGCAGGTTGATGGCGATGAGGCCGTCGCCGCGTGCGTGGTTGAGGATCGGGCGGTCGTCGTCGGCCGACTCGATGTACTCGTACACCTCCCAGAACTGCTGTACGTGCTTGTGATCCGCGCTGATCGCCTGCTGTCGCGCTGCGGCCATGCGGCCTAGCTCGTCCAGCGCGGCGGCGTGCTGCTCGTCGGTGAGCGGCAGCACGTGGCGCATGCTGTCGACCATGGCCATGATTTGCGCGTGGTTCTTGGCGATACGCACGGTCTTGATGTCCGGACGGGCCATCAGGGCCTGTTCGTGAACGCCCACCCGGGTGGCGAAGGTTTCCAGCACTTTCGATTCGGCCATGACGGTGGCCAGCAGGAACGCCGACACATCCTCCACGGGAATGCGCTCCAGCGCTTCGGCTGCAGCCCGCGTTGCTGGCGTCTGTGCCGAGCGGTCGCAGTAGATATGGACGATCCGCTGCAGCACGGCGTCGCTGGCGCTGACTTCGGCGTTTTGGCTGATGACGATGGCGCCACGGAAGGGCGGCTCATAGGTTTCATTGCCGCCGTTCTTCATGCCGCGCGCACGGGTGCTGCGGCCGTTGTAGGCGGTCTTCAGCTCGTCCCAATCGAAGCCGCGTTGCTTGGCGCCTTCGTCGCCGCGGTCGCCCTCGATGAGCACGACGGGCAGGTTGGCCACCTGGGCGAAGTTCCGGGCCCGGGCGGCGAGCGATGACTTGCTCGGGTCGAAGCCTTCGTAGTCACGCCGGCCGCAGAGCTTCCACAGAAACTCAATCAGCGTGGTCTTGCCGGCGCCGGGTTCGCCCACCAGCTCCAGGAAGGGGTAGCTCTTGTGCTCCTGGCGGATCTGTTCTGCGAACAGGCTGCCGAACCAGAACGCCAGCGCGGCCAGGCCTTTGGCGCCGAAGGCCTGCCAGAGCAGCGGCAACCAGGTCGTCTGCATGCCCTGCACGTCGGTCGACAGCGACAGCGTTGCGGCCTGGCTGATGGTCTTGATGGAGAGCTTGCCGATGTCGAAGAAGTCTTCGTCGTTCAGGCGGAAGAGCTTGCCGCCTTTGACCGCCACGTCGCCGTAGACATAGCAGCCGTGTTCCTTGGTGTAGCCCACAAAGTCGATGGTCTGCACGGTCGGGATGCGGGCGAGCTGGCGCGCGAGGTATCCGTCGAGCTGGTGGCCGCTGCCGGTGTACATCGCACCGGGCGCAACGCCCAGCAGCCGCTTCTTGAACTCGCTGCTGCTGGCAATTTGTGCGCTGGTGAAGGTCGCCTTGATGGGCTGGCCATCGTGCGGGAAGGCGATGCGGAAGTAGTACCAGGACTCATCGGTCTGCGGGCTGGCCTGGTAGTAGAGCGCCGTGGGCAGACAGTTGGCGATGGGCTGCACGACCCCGGCGCGCAGCAGGGCTTGCTCGCGTATCTGTTCGTCGTTTTCGCAGATGTTGGCCTCGCGCACGGCCGTCGTTTCGCGCTGGAAGGCGTCGAGCTCCAGCTTGAACCAGTACAGGCGGCTGCGATGCTCGAAGGGGAACTGCGCATCGCCGGTACGGTTGTACATCAGCCGCGCCTTGTCAGACGGCGTGGGCGCGGTGAACAGGTCGCCCAGGTAGCGGTATTCCTTCAGGTCTGTGGCCGACAGGCGGTCGCGCATGTGCAGCTCGTTCCAGTCGAGCTTGGCGCGGCCGGTTTGCTTGGGCAGCGCGGCGGATGCCGACCAGCCGTCCGCTCTCGCGCGCTCGATGTGCTTGAGCGCGTAGCGCCGGCCGGCGGGGTCGTTGTCCAGGGCGAACACCAGGTGCGGGCGCCGGTGGCCGCCGGCGGCGCATTGCTCGGCCAGCGCAGCCAGCGCGGCGGTCGGGTAGTGCGAGCAGGAGAACGTGGCCACGGCGGCCACGTCGTGATGCATCAGGGCGATGGCATCAAAGATGCCCTCCACCAGCCACAGCTCCTTTGGTTGCGCCGGCAGGGTGGGCGGCTGCCACCAGGTGCCCGCATATGAGCCGCTGAAGGTGGCCTTGCGGTCGCCAAAGCGTTCGGGCTGATCGATGATGCGTTCCCAATATCGGCCCTCGCTGAGAGGGAAACGCACGGTGGCACTGCCGATCTTGAGATCGTGGCTGTAGTAGCTCTCTTGCGTGTACCAGCCGACGACGCGCGCCAGGTCAAAGCCGCGCGCATCGCGCATGTAGGCATCGGCTGCAGCGTGGGGCGCTTCGGGTGTTTTGACGTAGCGGTCGCTCCAGGAGGCGAAAAGATCGGGGTACAGCTCCTTGGCGTGGTACTCGGCTGCGCAGTTGTTCAGCCGGTTGCAGCGGACGACCCAGGGCGCGTCTGCAAAGGCCCAAAGCGAGCGTTTGCCGCAGGAGGGGCATGTGCCTGCCTCCAGCTTGTTCGATCGTTCCTTGAAGCCGTAGTCGCACACCAGGCGCGACGCAATGGCGGAGGAGAGGTCGAGGTTCATTGCGATCAGGGAAGGTGGGTCAGTCGTCAACGTCGCCGGCGGCGCGGCGCTTGAGGTCGACGGTTGCGCGGTTGGCGCGGCGCCGCTCGCGCACCGTTGCCATCGCCTTTGCTGCGGCGGTGACGGCGGTACGCAGCAGCGGCGACATTGCGTCGTAAGGGGTGGTCAGGCGCAGGAAACGGTGCATCCGGCGCACGTCCACATCGGTGACGACCGGTTCAGCCATGGCGGGCGCTCCTGGACAAGAAGCCGGACCACACGCCACGCCCGTAGCAGACGACAAAGAACACCGACGCGGTGAACATGCCCGCCTCGCCAGTCACGTGCGTGAGGTACAGCCACGCCGGCTGGCCAAGCAGGCCGACCAGCGCACCCCAGCGCTGCGTGTTGGCGCTGTAGTTGAGCAGCGCCACGGAAACGAAGGCCGTGAGCAGCATCCAGAAATTGACGAGGGCGAGCATTACGCGGCCTCCACCAACACGCCGTAGGCCATCACGCCCGTGGTGACCACGCCGGCGCCGATGCACGCCACGGCCAGCCAGAGCAGCACCCGCACGACGCCGTTGAAGCGCTTCGGCGGCACGCGGTAGCCCGTGACGGTGGGGTCGTTCTTGCTGCGCCAGGCGAAGAGCACGCCCACGGCAGCGGCCTGCACAGCGAGCGTGGTGAACATGGCAACGAGCTGCAGGGCGGTCATGCATGCCTCCCGACCAGGCGGGCCGAGCCGGCGCGTGCGGCCAGGCCGAGCGCTTCAGCCGTTTGCATGACGGCCATCAGTGCATCGGTGCTCGATGCAGCGATGGTGTGGAACGACAGCCGACGACCGCCGGCGGCGACACGGACGAGGTAGGTTTTCATGCCCGCCTCCTTACTCAATGCCCTGCAGGCTGTTCTGCCGTGCGACCGGCGCAAGTACGCCGATGGGCTGCGCCTGCATGCCCAGCAGCCGGGAAACCTGCTGCAGGTTGGCGTACAGCTCCACCGCAAGCGACGCCGTGCGGGCTTTGGCAAGCTCTTTGACCAGCGAGCCGCGATATCGCAGCGCTGCAAGCCGCTGGGGCACCGTCATGCGGCCGGTCTCTTGCGGCACCAGCCGGCCTTCCAGCACGTCGAGCACCCAGTGGCGGAAAGCCTTGGCCCGCTCTGTGCGTGCCAGCATGGCTAACAGGTAGGCGCCGCGCGGGCTGAAAATGCGTACTTGCTGTCGACCGCCAACTGTGTCGACCTCAAAGAGTCGGGTCATTTTCTCGGTGAACTCGTCCGCGTTTCTTTCATACAGCTTCGCCATGTCGGAGCTGGGGTTCCGGTAGCCCAAGGCACTTCCAATCTGGAAGACCCTTAGCCACGGCGTGTTGTGGATATCGACCACATCGAAGTCGACGTTCTCGAAGGTCAGGACTGTGTTGGTTTGCATACGGGCCTCGAAAAAATGGGCAAAAAAAGCCCCCCGCACCCCGGGCGGGGAGCGTGCCAAAGCGGATGCGAGGGGAAGGGGGTAACTGGAGCCGCTGGCGCCTATTCGGGCAGCAGGCTCAATTGGCCGGTGCCGTTGGGCAGCACACGCGTGCGGCCAACGGGCAGGTAGGCCAGCGGGTTGGGGTTGATGCTGGGCGCGATGGTGCTGATGATCGACAAGATGGCCTTGCCGGTATAAGCACAGTGCTCTTCAGGGCAGCGCACGTAAAGCTCGCGCGAGGTGAGCGAAACAGCGCGGCTTGTGCGGATGTGCAGGCGGGTGCCGCAGTGCGGGCAGAGGTGTTTCATTTCCCACCCCCTTGCGGCCGGCCGCACTCACCGTGGCCCTGGCGCGCGCATTCACAGAACATGCCGACCTCGCCCAGCGTGGCCACGGCATCCATGTACTTGCGTGTGACCAGCACATAGCCGCACACGCCAACCAGCGTATCCAGCTTGTCGATCAGCACGCCTTGCTCTCCGCTCAGGAAGCGGCTCATGGCGCCTTTGTCCCAGCCCATGGTCTGCTGCACGTCTTGGCGGGTGGGGCCAGAGAGCTTGCGACGCAGGGCGTGTTCTATTCGGTGTTGGGTGTGCATGATCAATCCTCGACAACGGAAGTTGCGTGCCGTTGCGGCACGGCTTGCATAAGCTTGTTGGGGCTCGGCTGGGCCAGCGCGCTGAGGATGAGAACGCGGCCCATGTTGCCGAGGGACCGGCCTTCAGTGGCGGCGCGCGCTTTGAACTTCTGAAGCTCCTCGGGCCGGAGGCGGATATAGACGGGCTTGTCCGTCACGACGCCAATTGGCGCGCGACGTTCTGCGACATTTCCACGGGGCATGGTCGATATACTCGTGAAAGAGAATCTTGCATATGAAATTCGATGATACGCAGAAATCTGCGCATATGACTCATGGGTAGCAGAACTTTGCAGTTTGGGGAAAGGCTCGCTGAAGAGCGTTTGCGTCTGGGCCTGTCACAGGCCCAGATGGCCGCGCTCGGCGGAGTCGCGCTGAGGACTTACTCAAACTACGAGACGGGAACAAGCGAACCGGGCGTAAGAATCCTGGCGAACTGGCACGAAGCAGGAGCTGACGCGCTGTATCTGGTTACGGGGCAACACGTATCAGCGTTTCTGTCTCCTGAGGAAGATGTGCTGATCGCCGGCATTCGTAGGCTCGATGCGCGCGGGCGCGCAGGTGTGCTTGCGTTGATTGGTGGGCTTTCGGGCGGTGCCACTAACGCCCAGCCTGTGAAGGCGGGCAAGCGCTCTCAGATCATTGTTGGCGGGTCGAACAACGTCCAGGTTGGTAGCGTCCGGACGAAAACGCCGGGCGCCAAGAAGACGAAGAAATAACCAAAGAGCAGTAGCCGTGCGGGGGCGCGGCACACGGCCTTTTTATCGACCTAGAAGCGGGGTGATTCAGAGGAGCAGACGTGCAGGATGCGTTTGCCGGCTTCGGCATTTTGGTCGGTTATGTTTGGCTGACCGCTTTGGGATGGATTGACTTGGTTCGTGGTCACGTTGCCCGAGGTGGGCCACTGTGGCGCGGCCGCTTAATCGCAGTTTTTGGCGCGCATGTTCCCGCCTTCATGTTCGTCTGCGCGGCAGTGGTGTCAAGCGCTGATGATCTGGGCGATGTCGGTAAGTTGTTGATGTGGCTATGCACCTTCGGAACTTGTTGGGCATATCACCGATATGGCCAGGGAGCGACGAAGGCGACAGCACTGGTCGTTAAGCCAGTTTTGCGGCCCGTTTCAGGGTCATTGCGCGAGCGGCTCCGTGCATGGTGGCGGGAACTCAATTACGTGCCCTGGGACGTGCGTCAGGGGGCACCGTCCAGCCGTCCGACTAGCGAAAAGGCAGCCGGCACGAAAGCGAGTGGCGCGCCGACCATTCAGTCTCATTCGGGTCAGCCGCTGAGACGAGCAGTGCCGCCAGCAAAGTCGGAAGGCAGGGCGTCGAAGATCTACCTGTCGGCAACTGTCGAACCGATCCAACTCCCCGACGCAATCTCATTCCGGTATCGCAAGGCCGATGGAACGGAGCGGAGACGCTTGGTGACAGCGTTCCAAGTGGTGGACATTGGGGGCAGGCCATACATGGATGCACACGACCATGATCGAAAGGCGACGCGCTCTTTTCTGATCAGTCGCATTGTTGGCGAAGTTACCCGCTCTGAGACCGGAGAAGTTATGAGCGCAGCCTCTTGGCTTTCTGCTGTATCGATGTCGCAAGATTCGATCAGGCGGAAAGAAAGACCCGGGCGCAAAGCAGAAGCGAGGGATTGGCAGACAGCGGTGGTTTTCGCCGGCCTGCATCCTGCTCGACGCGACGCCTTGGAGGCGCGCGCTTTGGAAGCTGGCTGGGATGTGCGCGAGAGAATCACCAGGACCGTAGCGTACGTGGTTGCAGGGCCGTTGGTAGGGCACAAGCAGCTTGCTCGGGCGGAGGAATTTGGGATTCCTGTAGTGGACGAAGATGAAGCGCTCGCGCTCATGAAGGGAGAGCTGCCGGGCGATCAGCTCAAACGCCTTTACTGACCATGGATGACAACCCCCGAATCGTTGAGTGGTACATCGCAGGCATGTTTCCCCTGGGAGGTATCGCGTTTCTTTTCTGGATCGGTATTTGGTACAGGCGCTTTTGTCGAGTTTTTGCTAGGGGGGCGGCGGCGAGGGAGCGGCATGACGGTCTACTACTGGCGCCACGCAGTGAGTGATGGAGCGCGATCCGACACAAAAGGCCTCCGCTACGACCTTGCACTTAACGAAGATGAACCGGTGAAACGCTTCGATACACGGTGAGTGGATGCACAAGGACCCGCGGGAAGCGGCAAGTGCGGATCATGTCTTCGATTCCATCGAAACCACGGAAGACTCCTCGGAAGCCGTGTTCGACAGTTGCGTTGTTAGACAAGCCGTCCTTTTCAAATTCGGCCAATGGCTTGAACAGTTCGCCGGCTTCGTTTGGAACGGAGGTGATTATTCCAAGCATTGTTAGTTCTTCTGTTGGAAAAGAGCCGTACGTGAAGTGGAATGAGGTGGTATTTTGATCTTCAAGAAAAGCTGCTTTGAGATTCCCAAAGATGTGTTCGTCTGGGTGCTCTATTCTTGGATAGATTCTCAGGTTAATAATTCCAGAGACGAAGGAGTTTATCCACTGTTCCAGCCCCTCCAGGATCCATGGTGGTACGGAGCTGATCGAGACCTCGCTCTCAAGGGCTTGGAGGGTTTTTTTTAATTCGGCGACTCTGCTCTGCTCTTGGGAGCGCTGCTCCCTATTTTTTATGTTGCGAATTCTGATATCCTCCTCTTTCAATTGCTGTTGCAGGGCGATATAGGGAGCGCTGCTTTTCAAGTTATTAATTGAACTCTGATTGGTAAATTTTGTAATTTCCGGGAATGATTTGCTGATCGATTTTAGTCGTTCATAGTCCTCAATAATCGCGCGTCCTTTAACTTTAACGCACAGTGCGCTCTTGAGGCGCGTTCTGAGACTGTCGTCACGCAAGGAGAAGCCGCCATCTTTTGATGTGAGGTTCACCAAGTAGCCTTCTTCCTCCAGAAGTGTCTCTAACTCCGTAAAAAGCGCGTGATGAGGCTTGGTGGTCTCTTTTGAGGATGTTTTCTCCGCTGATGTTCCGCCAGCATCGTGCTTGAACACTTTGAAATCATAGTTGCGCTTGTTGTCTGCGGTCTGGGATCGCTCAGTGTTTTTTTCCACGACCTCGACAATGCCCCCCGTCAGTTGGCTGTAGAGAGATACGATTTTTCCAAGATCGGCGTATAGGTAGTCGTAAAGCGGCATGTTGGAATGTCAAGGTTCGTTTGATTCGCTGAGCGATTGTTGGGTGGCCCAATATGCTTGCCACTCTGCAACGGTCAACCATAGCGCGGCACGCAGCTGCGTATCGCTAAGTGAACTTAGGGTGCATTGCCCGAATAGATATTCACATAATCTCATTGTGCATGGGCGCAACCCACCCCGAATACCCCACATCCGCATGATCTCCCGAATCATGCCGGTACGCGGCAGACTTTCACCACGGGCGCAGGATAACCAGCCGTCCAGGTAAGACCGAGCCGCCCAATACTGCTCGTGCGACAAATCGGTGTTGTCTCGCACATCCTGCAGGCCGCGCCCGTTGAGGTGGCTGCAAAGGGCTTTCCAAACCGTGCCGGCGTCTATGGCGCCTTCCTCTGCCAATTCGATTTGCAATGCGATGTGAGTGAGTTCTGCCCGCTGCTCGATGGTCATGCGTTCTTTGGCTGGCTCCGGCGGGGTGGGGCAGCGTGAACGGGCGGCCGACCCGCATAGGATGACCTGACCGATCTGCACGTTGCCATTGCCGGCGGAAATGCTCTGCTTAATGTTCGTCTTGTTGCTCACTTACGTATCTCCCACAGCGGCGCAGCGGCCGCGCGGGGAGGCTACGGCGGGGTGGCGGGGCTGTGGGTCAACGAGTGTGGCAACCCTAGTTGCCGAGCATAGTTCGCTCGTTGCCGAAGCTGAAGGCGCCTTTGTGCAATGCAACGATGATTTGCGATTGCCTCGCGCTCAAACAACGCCGGCCGCCAACTGACTCTGACCGGGAAAATGGTCGCAGGTGTGCCGGGGTGCAAGTAGGCAGTTCGTTGACATTTCTTTAACTATTAATTATCGCGCACTATTGGTTCCGTTTTGGTGTTGGCGATAATCTGAGTTCAAAAATCAGAATTTGAATCGGGGTATGCGGGTGCATACGCTGGACCTGCTGCCGAAGTGGGGGTCAGATTTCTATCTTCGGTGCCGCACAAATTGGCAGGTGTTGTGCGAATTAACTTAAACATCAAAATGGGTGAAACAATGTCAGTTACGCCATACACCATCTTTTGTGCGGCAAATTCGCAGTTTGCTATCGGTGTCAAAGACCGGATCGTGAATTCTCCTGTCATTTTGTGCGATACAAAATCCAATAAGGAAGAGCGTTATCAATGGTTGATTCGGGAAGACAATACGATTGCTCTTCGAGTTGATCCTACCCTTATTCTTGATACCGCGAAGTTGGCGGACTATCAGACGTTCTACCTTAGCGTCTACAACAGCCAGAAGATCCTTGATACACAAAAGTGGGTCTACGACGGCGACAAGCACTTCCGAAACGAAGGGAATCCGAATTTTGTCATTGACAATCAGGGCCGAGCGACCAGTAACGGAAATCCCATCATCGTTCATGCATACAATGGGTCCCCAGCGCAAGAGTGGAATCCAAAGAGTGATTTGAAACTCAAGCCGACCCGGTTTTTTTACGCGGCCAATAAACGGTTTGCCATCGGGGCCAAGCGTGCAATAGCCAACCAGCCAGTGGTTCTGCTTGACACGAGGAACAACGTACCTCGCGATCTCTATGAGTGGATTCCGCAGGAGGACAATACCTTCGTTCTCAGCGCGGGAGGACAGACTTTGGCTTTGACGGCCGCTGGCGTTGCGCAACAACAGAGTATGTATTTGGGCGTCTATGACCCTAACAACGTGACGGCCGGTCAGCAATGGATCTATGACGATAACGGCTACATCCGAAATGTTCAGGACCCGACCTTCGTTATCGATAACAAGGGCAGCAGCCAGACCGACGGAAACACCATTTGGGTCTACAAGTTCAATGGGTCGGATGCAGAGCAATGGGTGCCGACGACTGATCTGAGCTTGGAGAAGAGCACGTAGGACGGGTAAACGCAGGCTACCTGGCCTGTATTTCCCCCACTACTTGGTGGTTCAGTTTCTCTTCTGGCTGCCGAAGGTGGAAGTACGCAGATAGCTCAACGGTCCCTACTATTGCGTGCTCTGCGTTTTCCGGCGCCTCTCCCGGGGGAGGGGCGCCAGCGCCCGAGTGTGCAGGGGCGCTTTTTTTGTGTCTGCTGCAAACGTTTGACGACTTAGCATCGGCATCTTGCATCGTTTTTATCGTGCCCGGCCGAACTGCGGCGTGTGATGTTGCGTCCGCATCAGAAATGCCGTTACCAGGAAAAGCGGGTGCTTTATCCGTCTAATGGTGTATTCACCTTCTCGGCAAAACGCGCACACTGATCTCACGCAGCGATTCTTGGTGCTCACCTGCGTTTAATGTGTCTTTTCAGGAGGGGGGAAGGCGCAGCGCCCGCGTGTGCAGGGCGTTTTTTTTTGCTTGGGTGGCTCCGGGTGCATCCGCAACGTCCAATTCCTACAGAGGGGCATAGTGCGCCCAGGCAAGGTAAGCCAAGCCAATCGCGATAACGAACAGCACCAGTGCAATTTGGTATCGGGAGTTGTCTTGCAGCTTGCGCGGCCCATTTGAGCCGTCCGGATGCTCGTCGTGACGTCTCATCATTTTCACGAACTCCTGAAGCACTAGCTACAGCAAAGGCAACCTGTTGGGGGATGCCTGATTGGCATCGTCGGTTGCTACACCTGCATTTTATTCAGCCGTAGCCCCAATTCCAGTGCAGTCGTAAAGCCGCTGTCGTTCAAACTGTGAACAACACGGCCGACCGACCAGCCTGTCCCGTCAATCTGCGGCTTCCACCCGCTCACCTTCGCATGCAGCGAGGGAAACAGCTCCGCCCGCCCGCGCGCCAGCGTGATGTTGAACGTCGCCACGCCGCGCTGAATCTTCTGCCACTCAGCTCGCGCCGCCCGCTCGGCATTGGACCTGGAAGCGTACGTGTGCCGCAGAACCTTCACGTTGTCCGGGTTCGGGTCGGCCTGCACCGTCTCTGGCTTCTTCTTTCCCTTGGCTTTGCCCTTCTTCTTGGCGGTCGGCGTCTCCTTCGTGGCCACGGCGTTGGATGCGTCGATGACCACCTCGCCCCGCACGCCGGCGCGCGTGTCCTGGTAGTGCGCTTTCACGCCGTTGTAATTCTCCCGATCGGCAACGCTGAAGGTGTGGGTGTCGCCGGACGCGCGGGTGATGCTGACGGTAGGCAGCGGCAGGCCCGACCCGCTGGTCGGCTCGCCGGCGGGGATGAACAGCAGCGTGCCGTTCTTGACGGTTGCAATGGCGTCGAACTCCTTCGCCAGGCGCGAGAGGAAGTTGGCGTCTGACTCGCCGGTCTGGTCGACGTGGGTGATGACCTGGTCGGCCAGCTTCTTGCCCACCAGCCAGGTGAACTTGTTGCGCAGGGCGATGGCCTGGACGACTTCAGCGACGGTCTTGCCGGCGTAGGAGTCTTCGCGGCGGGTGGTGAGGCCGCCGTCCATATCCGCGCTGCGGGCGCGGATGATGAGCCGGTCGGGCGGGCCGCTGTGCTCCAGCTCGTCCACCTTGTACGTGCCCTTATCGACCAGGCCGGCGCCTTCCCAGCCGAGCGAGAGCGACAGGCGTACCCCTTTCTCGGGCAGATCGAGCTTGCCGTCGCTGTCGTCGAGCTCGATGTCGAGCTGGTCTGCCTCGAAACCGCTGTTGTCGGTGAGGGTGAGGCTGATGAGCCGCCCCTGGAAGCGGCCGGTGATGTCTTTCTTGCCGACCTTGATGCAGTAGGCGGGGCGCGGCGACAGGCTGTCGGGGGCCTTGGCGGTCATTGCAGCAGGCCGGTTGCGATGCTCGCGGCGTGCGAGAGCAGGCCGTCGTCCACGCGGGTGAGCTTGAGGGTGAAGTCGCACGCGCGGGCGGCGCCGTCCTGGAAGAAGTAGGTACGGGTGGTGTCCAGGTTGTTGATGACGAACTGGCCGTAGTAGCGGCCGGTGCCCTCGATGAGGGTGTAGGCGTCGCCGCTGTCGGCCATCAGCTCCAGCGCGGAGAGCGACCATTCGCCGCCGGTGAAATCCGGGAAGAGCTTGCCGGTGAGTGTGATGGTTTCCTCATCCGGCCCGATGAACTGGTGTGACGGCCGGCGGCCCACGCGGTTGTTGCCGGGGTGGCGCCAGCCTACCTGGCGTTGAAATTCGGAATAGGGCGCCGTGTCCAGGCTGAACACGAACAGGCCGAGGGCCATCATCATGGTCAGTCCCTGTCTGCAAGGCGCGAGCGCTGGCGGGCGGCTCGCTGGTTGTCGATCTGGCGCAGCTCGTCGCGCACCATGCGTGCGATGGCCTGCGGGTCTGCGCCGGCGGGCGGGTGGATGTGGATGGTGATGGGCGCGGGCGCAGGTGTGGACGCTGCGCTACGCACCGTCATCGCAGGGCGTGTGTCGAACGACACGGGCGCCGCCATTGCGGGCGCTGTGCCGATGGCGATGCCGGTGCCAATGGCCGCCAGCTTGGTGGCTCCCGCTTTTGCCGGCTTGGGCAGCGAGGCTTCGGTCTGGGTGGCTTTGGCAACGGCCTGCGCCCCTGCGGTGTCGTCTCCGAATACGCCCTTGAACCACGCCGCGATTTTTCCCACAGCGTCTTTGAGCGCGGGGAACTTGCTGAACAGCCCGTCGATGATGCCCTGGATGATGTTGCTGCCGAACTGCTGAAATTGCTCCGGGACGAAGTAATCCCATACGGCAACGAAGACGGCCTTGATCGGCGTGATTGGCGACCACTTCAGCAACGTTGCATTGACGTTGACGGTACCGTCGTTTCCAAGGGCGTCCATGTCGCGCCAGAACTCGGCCCAGGTGTTCTTTATCCCATCCCAAGCGGAGGAGCAGGTGCCCTTGATGCTTTGCCACAGGCCTTCAATTTTTGGCCCGAGTGTTTCCCAGTTGTCCCAGATGAGAAACGCGGCGGTGGCAATGACCGCGATGGTGGCGAGTATGGGGTTGGCGAGCGCAAGGCGGCCTATCCACTTCAAGGCGGTGCCGACTTTCCCGATACCCGCTTTGAGTAGCTTGAATCCGCCCGAAAGCCCGCCCGCGCGGATGTTCAGCAGGCGCAACCCGTAACGTGCGATGACCAATGGCCCCTGCATAGCCGCCATGGAAAGCGTGAGGCCCCCGGCGGCCAGTAGTAGCGCGCCTGCTGCAGCCGCCGCCTTGAGCAGGCCGGACACGAGGCCAGGGTTGTTCTTTGCAAAGGTGTCAAACCGCTCCATCAGGCGGCCAGTGCTGTCGATCAGGTCAATGATGGTTGCGCGCAGCCCGCCGCCGCTTTCACTACTGGTGTTGAAGATGCGGTTCTGCAGGCGCTGCCAGTGCGCAGAAATGGTGTCTTGCCGCGCAGAGAACTCGCGCGACATGGAGCCTTGCGCCTGGCTGCCGTTGGCCAGCCCGATCTGGCGCTGCAGCTCGTCTGGCTTGTCGACCAGTTTGGCGAGGGTGTCGGAGTGCTCTAGGCCCACCAGCTCGACCATGACGCCGATGCGCTTGTCTTCCGGCAGGCGTTTGACGGCTTCAATGATGCGAAACAGCGTGCCGGTGGCGTCGGTGGCCATGCCGCGCTGGACCTGTGCCGAACTCAGGCCAATCTCATCGAGCGCAGACCGGAACTTCTTTGTGCCTTTGTCGGCAGCGGCGAATTTTTGGACGATGGCGTTGATGGCCGTGCCCGCGGTTTCCGCACGCTCGCCCAGGGTGAGCAGCGTAGAGCCGAGAGCGGCGGCATCCCGGGCCGACATGGCAACGGTAGAGACAACGCCCGACGTGCGGTTGAGCACGTCGATGATGTCGTTGCCCTTGCTGATGGCGTTGTCGTCCAGGTAGTTGATGGAGTCCGCCAGCCCCATGATGGCGTTGGTCGGGATGCGGAAGTTCTTGGCAACCTTGCCCATGCTCTCGGCAATCTCGTCGGGCACGGCGTCAAAGGCGGTGGCCATCATCGACACCGTGCGGGTGTACTCGATCAACTCCTCGCGCGGGACTTCCATGCGCGCGCCAGCGGTCACCATTTCGGCGATCTGCGTGACGGGAATGGGCAGCTCGGCACCGAGCTGCTTGATCTGCCGGGCCATGTCGTAATAAACGGGGGTGAGCTTGCCGCCGGCGTCGCGTGCGCCGTCTACCTGCCGAGCGATGCCGAGCATGGCGTTCTCAAACGCGACGTAGTCCTTCACGGTTTTGGCGACCGGCGCGAGCGTAACGGTGCCGGCACCCATGAGCGAAACGCCTGTGCCGAGCATGGCGTTGCGTGATGCCATGCCCTTTTGGTACTGCGCTTGTGCGGCTGCCAGGTGGCGCTCTTTTTCGGCAAGGCGGGCGAGCGCTGCCTCTTTCTCGCGCAATGCCTGCTTGGTGGCATCGATCCGGGTTTTCAGCTCGGCTTCGTGGCGGCTGAATTCCTTGGTGCGGATACCTGCCTCAAGCAGCTCGCTTCGCATCTGGCGGAACGTGGTCAGCTTGTTCCTGTGGGCCTGCGTCAGCTTGTCGGCTGTGCTTTGGGCGTCCTTGTACTGCCGGCTGAGTTTTCTGACCTGCGCTGTGTTGACAGGCGTCTGTGCGGCCAGAGCCTTCTGTTCTGCTTTGAGCCGATTGATCTGCCGGAGCGCGCTGGCTGTCTCTTCCTGGAGCTTCAGGAAAGCGTCGCGCTCGGCGTCAACGTACGCAGTTTTTCCCGCCAGCCGCGCACGCTTGTTCATCGCGATGGTGGCCTTATCCAACTGCGCTTCCACAGCCTGCAGGCTCTTGATCTGATCGTCGATGGCCTTCTTGCGGGTGGCGCCGCCTTGGACAGCATCGAGCTGCTTGCGCAGTGCTTCCGCCTTTGCGGTGGCATTGCGCATTTCGATGCCGCTTTCCTTGATGCCGCTCTTGAGCTCACGGAAACCGTCGAGACGTTTCTGCTCGCGGTTGAGCGCCGCGAGCTGGTCACGGCCTTGCTTCACGGCGCGGGCCAGATCCTTGTTGGCACCGAGCAGCTTCTGCAGCGGGCGCGTGGCCTTGTCGACGGCCTGCAGCACAACCTCCAGGCGCAGGCGGCGAGCGTCGCTCATTCCTGCGCCTCGCTGCGCTCACGGGCGCGCTCGCGCCACTCCATCAGCTCGGTAATGCTCATCGCGTACAGCTCCTCCAGTCGGAAGCAAAAAATCACTGCAACGTCTGCGGCGGCGTTTTCGACTCGGTCAGGAAGGCTTCTTCCCGGTCCTGCTTCGAGAGCAAAAAACCTGTCACTTCAGTGGCGATCTTGACCAGGTCGGCCAAGTCGAGCTTGCTCACGTCTGCAGTGGTGAGCGTGGGCGCGGTGATGCGGGGCAGGACGGTATGCAGGGCGGAGACGTCCATGCGCATCAGGTCCATCAGGCTGACGCCGCGCAGCTCGCCGCTGCCGGGCTTGCGCAGGGTCAGCACGCTGATGACCTGGTCGCCGCGCTTGATGGGGGTGTCGAGGGTGATGTTGGTGGTGAGTTGTTCCATGGTGGTAGGGGTCAGAGGGTGGGAGGGAAGCCGGGTAGCTCTATGGGCGGCCTATCAAAGGCCGATGGCTTTGCGCTGCTCGGCCAGGCGGTCGACGCCGAACACGCGCTCGATGAAGTTGACCAGGTCGATCTCGATCCACTCTTCGCCGTTGACGGTGAGCTTGTAGTACGAGAGCGACGACTTGACCTTGAACGGCTCTTTGCTGCCGGCTTTGGCGTTGCCGAAGTCAACTTCGGTGTGGCGGCCGCGTACGGTGATTTCCACGGCATCGACGCCGCTGGTGTCTTCTGCCTGGTAGGCGCCGGCGAAGCGCACCATGGCGCCGTCGACGGTGGTGGTGCCGTATTGCTTGAGGATGTCGCGCATCAAGCCGCCGTAGGTGGTTTCCAGCTCCAGCTTTTCATTGCCGAGGTCGATGTCGATCGGGCCGTTCATGCCGCCGGCGCGGTATTCCTCCAGCTTTCGGGTGAGCTTGGGCAGCGTGATTTCTTCCACCTCGCCGGCGTGCGAGACGCCATCGGCGAAGACGTTGAAGTGTTTGAGGATGCGAGGGAGTGCCATCGGTGGTCCTTGTCAGGGTGGTGCCGCAGCTCAAGCCGCGTTGACGGCGTCGGCGAACTGCATGAGGTAGCGGTCTGTGATGCGCTGGCGGAAGGTGAGGTCTTCCAGCGGCGGGACGGGGGTGTAGTCGTAGTCGATGGCGAGCTGGCCGGCTTTGAGCGTGTCTTTGCCGTTGGCGGCCGGGTCGAACCACGCTTCGCCACCCAGCAGGTAGCCGTTGCGCACCAGGCTGCGCAGCTTGGCGTTGACGCCGGCCAGGATGTCGCGCACCAAAGACGGGGTCATGGGCAGGTCGTTGGCCCACATGTGCGCCTCGGCCATCGTGTCGGCCAGCACCTGCGCCGTGCGGGTGTAGTTCTCGAACGCGAAGAGCTTGTCGGCGCTGCAGGTGCGCGAGCCCCAGAAGCGGAAGCCGTTCTGGTGGACGAGCGTGGTGACGTCGTGCGAGTTGAGGTAGCCGGCGTCAGTGGCAGGGTTCTGCAGATCCCAGTACACGTCGCGCGAGAGGCCCGTGACGCCGTTGACCGGGACGTTGGAGAGCGTCTTGTGCCAGCCGGTCTCGTTGTCGATCTTGGCGCGCAGGCCTGCGGCGCGGGCGGTGGCCCACAGCGTACGCTCGGCGTTGGCGGCGCTGTCCCAGCCGACGAAGTCGGGCCAGAGCACCATGAGCTCACGCGCGCCGAAGTTCTGGCGGTAGGCGACGACGTCTTCCTTGGTGTTGCAGCCGGCGGCGCTGACATAGGCGAAGGCGCGCAGCTTCTGCGCGATGCTGGCCAGCTCGGACGCAACGGGCAGCGAGTCGAGCCCGGGCACGGCGAGGATGCGCGGGGTGATTCCGAAGCGGTTGCGCGCGGCGAGCAGCGCCTTCATGCCGGTGTAGCGGCCCTGATCGTTGGTGGTGCCGATCAGGTTGCTGGTGGTCTCGCCTTCGGCTTTGCCTTCAGCCACGCGCACGACAACGGTGAGCGGACTGGTTTGGTCGGCAATGGCCTGCAGCGTGCGCGCAAGCGTGCCTTTGTCCCCGGCCTTGCCGATGGCGCCTTGCACGTCGGTGAGCAGCACGGGCGTGTCGAGCGGGAACGCGGCCGCATCCGCGTCGCTGGCCGTGCACACCACGCCGACGACGGCGGTTTCAATGGTGCGGATGGGGCGTGTGCCTTCGTTTTTCTCGATGACACGGACGCCGTGGTGGTAGTCGGTGGGCATGCATTCCTCCGGGTGGGTCCGACGATGGATCGTCCCGGTAGAATGCGGCGCGCGCGCGTGAATGTCGCGCCCGCTCTGTTGTGTACCGTGTCCCTACAACATCGCTGAGTTTCGCAGAACAACAAGAGGAGTCGAAGAAGCTATGGGAGTTCGCATCCAACTGAAATGGCTCGTCGTTGCTGCTATGTCATTGGCCTGTCAGGCAACGCAAGCGGGCGAACCAGAAGCGTGGATCGGTGGTATCCGTATAGCGGTACCCGTTGCTCCGGGCTATACGGATGTGACATCGACCCCTCGCGGAAAAATCCAAGCCGAACTCGATAATGGTCCTGAGATCCGCTTGCTCGCGGTTCAAATCAAGGAACGCGGCAAAAGCACGATTGTTGTGAAGACGGCGAGGGAGCTGGAAAGCACCACAGTTCCACGTAGCGAATATTTGGCTTCAGCGGCTCGTGTTCGAGCCAACCCGACCTTGGCAAAGGTGACGGCGACCGACCTGGACCGGCTCAAGGGGGCGCTGCAAAAGGAGGCTGCCGCCCACGGCAACACCATCGGCGACATCGTCGTTGGACCTCAAGAGCTGATCGGCCAGGAGCCTGTTATTGATGGAGCGTATGGCTATACGACGGGTCAGAAGATGCGCGTCGTCATCAATGGTCGGCAGAGGGATTTGGTATCTCTTTCATGCACGCAATTTGTCTGGGCCAAGGGTAGAGCGCTGACGATCCAACTTCATGCCGCACAGCTGGAGCAACGTGACGTGGAGTCAGCGCGGAAGGATTGCGGGGCGTATGTTCGGCAGTTTTTGCTGGCTAACTGAATGACTCAGCGCGATGCCCCGGGGGCGTGCGCGCTTCAGTCTTTTGCGGTCAGCCGTCAGGCTTACGGCGCTGGGTTCCCCGGCGTAATTGGCCACTCAAAATCCAGCGGGAAGCCTGGCAGCGAGGTCACGTCGCGCAGGGCCTGGCGGTACTGGCCGGCCAGGCGCATGCGTTCCATGTCGCCGGCGTCCATGGCCTTGTAGACGAGCGTGTCCGCGACCTTGAGCCGCCGCTCACGTTCATCACGCGCCTCGCGCTCGGCCAGGAACGCCTTGGCGTCTTTGCCATGCTTACGCACCAACGCCTGCAGGACCGCGTCGGCCGGCTTGACGTCGGGTAGATGCCATTCGTAGATGCGGGCGTTTTCGATCTGTTCGCCGGTTTCTTTATCGACCACATGGCCAACCCAAAAGTCTTTGCCGTGGATGGCGTCTGGGTACTCCTGCTGAATGCAGAAGATGAGTTCGTCGTGTGTCAGCATGGTCATTCGTTACTGGTTGCGAAGATGAACGGCGCGCAGATACAGAAGGTAGAAGGCGTTGCGCAGGCCCACCAGGACATAGGGCGCAGGAAGGTCGGCAACGCCTCCGCGCTCACCGGTGGGCACAGCGCCGAACTCGACAATGCCGCTGTTCCATTGGCACGAAGCGCCGAACGCGGCTTTGCCGTTGTTGAGCGAGGTTAGATACGTGCTCAGCCACTGCCCGGCCCAGGCCATGTAGACGTTGCCGTCGGTACCGAGAATGCCGCCACCATTGCCTGCGTGGACGGCACCTTGCGCCACAAAGTCACCCACCCCGTTGAACAAGAATGCGTTGACCTTGCCGCCAACATGGAACGAGATGAATGGCTGCGAGAGGTTGCTACCACCCGCATAGCAGTCGATCGCTGCAAGGTGGCGTTGCCCCCACTGCGTCCAGCGGATACCCATGTAGGCCGCTTGGTTACTGGGGCAATCAATCTGCAGGGCGGGCGTCCGTGAAGCGTTCCACTCGGAAAACGCGCCGCCGATGGAGTCTGTGCCGTTTGACGAGACCGTCAGCGCGCCTCTGCCGTAACCAACTCCGAAAGTGAAGCCGCCGTTTGCGATCAGCGCGCCGCCGTTTGTTGTAAGCGGATTGGGCAGGTTGCCTGTATCCCACGGCGTGGCACCGTCGAAAGAGGGGCGCGAGCAAAAGATGAACTTGCCTGACACGTAGTCGATATAGAAAGGCTGGTGCCTGTTGCTGCCATCTGCGTTGTAGCCGGAAAGGATCAGATTGCCAGTGGGGCCGGCCATAAACAGTCGCCAGATGACCGTATCGCCACCGAACTCCAGGAAGCCTCGCCCGTCGTTGTTGTACGCCGGGAGGTTGATTCCAGCACGCGTCTTGAACAGATCGGCCACGATAGCGGCCGGCGTCGCGATGTTGCCGTTGCCGTCGATGGTGCAGGCGCGTACGTACGAAGAGAACGACCCATCCTCGGCCGTGTTCCGGTCGATGATGAGATGACCGCCGCTGGAGACGATGCGGAAGCGACCGAGTTTGGTCGGTTGGTTGGTGTCTGCGAACCGCAGCTCATTCGATTGCCCAGTGAGCGTGATCGGGCCTGACACATCGCCGCCGCTGCTCGGCAGCGCGGCCTTGGCGGTATGCAGGGCGTCGACGGCCGTGTCCTTGGCATCTTTGACCGAGGCGGGCGAGGCATACCGGTCGTCGGCCTGGCCCAGCGGCACGGCGTGCTCGGGTGCCGTTGCCGCCGCCGTCGAGAAAGTCTGCCTGGCAGAGCCCCCAAGTGCAGCCTTTTTGGCGAGCTGCGTCGCCAGGTGCTTCGGCGAGACCGCCTTTGCGCTTTCCCGGCCGGCAGTCACTTCCGCGTCTGTGGCCAGCTGCACCAGGCCACTGCGTGCCTCGGTGCTCGTGCGGGCCTGCAGCGCGGCCGGCGTGACGGCGCGCTGTGCATCGGCGCCGTCGATGGTTTCCTGCGCGGTGGCGAGCTCGACGACGCCCGGGCGTTCGGTGCTGGCCGGCGGGTTGGTGAAGGCGGTATCACCAAACGACAGCGCGCTCACATCGAGCTGCTTGAAGACCATGTCGACGGCCAGGAGCAGGATGGCCACCGGTGCCTTTTCCATGATGGCCGTCTCCTGGCAGTAGGTGCCGAGCAGCACGCCGTTGTCCAGGTAGAGGCCGAAGCCGTAGGTGGTGTACTGGTCGGCGCTGTCGTCGCGGATGGTGGCGTGGAGGGTGTCAGGCGCGATGTTCTGGCCGGAGATGGTGGCGAGGCGTTTGTGCTCGTTGGGCAGCGCCTGCAGGCCTGGGTCGAAGGCGAACGGCGCGCTGGCAATGCCAACCTGGACGATCTTGCGGGCGGTGGTACCGGTGTGGTCTGCGTTGACCAGCGCGGCGCGGCCAGCGTCGGTGATGTTGATGGTGGTTCCAGCCATGTCAGACGTCAGAGAGGGAAAGGCGGGTGTACAAGGCCGGGCGAATGACTGCGGCAACGCCGATGCCGTCGGCCTTGTTGAAGCCCTGGGTGAACGTGTAGTGGGCGCGCACGGGCTTTGTGCGGTCGATCTCGGCCACGATGTCGGCCACCAGGTCAGCGGTGGGCGGGACGTCGTCTCGCTCGCTGACGGTCATGACCAGGTCAAAGGTGTACGGCTTGCCGGGCGGGGCCATCTCCCACCATTCGCGCAGGGCGATGTTGGCGCCGAACGAGGCGACCACGTCGTGCACGGCGCCGGCCGTGCCTTTCTTGCGGGCAATGGGGATGGCGGCCCGCACGCGGGCGCGTTTGATCTGCTCGGGCCAGTAGTCCTTCCAGGTATCGACGCCCAGGTGCCACGCCAGGTAAGGCAGCAGGTGCGCGGGGATTGCATCCGGGTCGATGAGGGTGCGCAGCGGCACGGGCAGATCGCTGATGACGCCGGCCACCGCCGTGGCATTGCGCTCCAGCTCGGTGGCGTTGGGCGGCAGCAGACTATTCATGTTCGGCCCCCAGCTCGACGTCCATGCCGGTGCAGTGCGGCGCCTGCGTCGGGTCCGCCCGGATATCGCCGGCTGGCGAGTGCAGATCCACAACCTGGACGCCGGCAACGTGCAACGCGGCACCGAGGCCCGACCGGGCCACCACGCGCCCCAGACGGTGGCATGCCTCAACGTATTGCGCTAGGCGCCTGCGGGCCTCGATGAGCACTATGCTGGAATCCGGGCCGGGAAACATATGCAGCGTTGCTGCAACGGTGTAAGGCAGCAGCGTGGCCGACTGCACGGTCACGTAGTCGGTTAGCGGCCGGACGTCACGCGGTCGCAACGCGTTCTTGACCTTCTCCAGCAGATCGGGCGCGGCCGTGCCGTCGCCCTCGCGCGAGAGCACGGTGATGCGGACTTCGCCCGGCTCCGGGCTGGTAGCGGATGCGTCCAGCACGCGGCCGTCGGCATCGCGGGCGTGGGAGATGTATGCACCCTCTGGCCCGGCGGTGGAGAACGACTGCGGCGCGAGCTGCACACGCAGGCGCAGATCAGTGTCGCTTTCCATCTCGGCGGGCGTTCCCATGACTGGGTCCGCCGGCTTGATGACCAGGCGGGTCACGCCAAACAGCGCGGCGATGTGGTCCAGGTCGTTGCCTTTCGCGAAGGCCAACATGATCGCGCGGGCCGCTTCATTGATGCGCTGGCGCAGCAGCAGCTCGCGGTAAGTGGATTCCTCCAGAAACTTGGTCAGCGGCTCGGATTCCAGCTCCAGAACGGCCGCGACGTCGGGTTGCCTTTCGGCCGGGTAGCGGGCGATCAAGGCCGCCTTACGTTCTGCAAGCAATGCCTCGTAGTCCAGCGTTTCCACCACATCAGGCGGCGGGAGCTGCGACAGGTCGATGATGTTGCCCATGCTCATGCCCTCCGCAGCGGCACGCTTATCGTGCTCAACGTTTCGCGGCGCGGGCCGTCCACGCGGTCGGCATCGATGTCGAGGAAGGCGTTGCCCTGCGCGTCGACCGAGAAGCGCAGCGACGAGATGCGCAGCCGCCGCTCCCAGCGCACCAGCGCGGAGACGGACGCCGACATGAGGCGCAGGCGGGTGGCGGGGTTCGTCGGCTGGTCGAGCAGCTCGGGAACGAGCGAGCCGTAATCACGCCGCATGACGCGTGAGCCGATGGGCGTAGTGAGGATGTCGCGCACGGATTGCCAGATGTGCGCGACGTCGCTGATGGCGCGGCCGGTGGTGTTGTCCATGCCGGTCATCGCGTGCCCTCGGTCCAGTTCCCACCGCGCTGCACGCTGCCGTGGCCGTGGTCGTCCAGCACGACGCCGTTGGAGGACAGCTTGCCGCCCTGGTGGGTGAGGTCTCCGCCGATGACGTTGCCGTTGTCACCGCCCTGGCCGGCAATGCCGTTCATGAATGCCAGCAGGCCCTTCACGGTGACGTTGCCATCGAAGGTGGTGTCCGGGCACTTCACCAGTACGCTGGTGGCGGCTTCCAGGAAGACGGTTTTGACGCCCTGGACTGTGAGCAGGCCGGCGGCGTGGTCGTACTTGGTTAGCGCACCGTCTGGGTAGAGGGTGACGGTTTCATTGGGCGAATGGCTCGGCACGTCGTTGGCGGCCGATGGGATGGCGCACAGGACGATGCCGTTGGAGAGGTCGCCGCTGGGGCAGAGCAGTACGACTTGCTCGCCCTTGGTGGGTGGGTTCCAGGTACGGGTGGCGCCGGCGCGGCGTTCGCACCAGGGGCGCCAGGTGGTGGTGATGCCGCCGGTGGCGATACGCACCGACGGCGGGTTGCCGTGGCGCACTTCGGCCACGGTGCCGATGCGGATCAGGTTTTCAATGAGGCGGGCGAGTTCTGCGAGGTCCATGCCTGCAGAGTGCCGTGCGCGCGCGTGGGGGTCACGGCATCCCTGTTGTGGCTCGGCGTTGTACAACAAGAGCCTGACGATCAAGAGTCTCGCCGCGCCGCCGTTTAAGGATGGAGCAATCTCACCCTAAGCAATAGGGCTTTTGAACCGCTATGCAAATTAAGACCAGTAAGCATTCGAAGCCGAAGCGTACCCGGCTGCGAAAAACACGGCGTACGTTAAAGGATTTACGAGCAGATAGCTCCAACCGGCCCAAGCCCCCGACGCCGATACAGCGGTTCCTGGCCGTACCCGCCATAGATTTCAAGTTCCTAAGTGACCACCTGAAAAACTACTTCACTGTTGGTGGTCTCTGCATTCTCGCCGGGTACCTGATAAAAAAAGGGGCGAACTACGACAAGATGGTTCCCTGGTTAGGATTCACGCTTGGTGCGGCGATCCTCGCAGGAGCGTTGCTATACGGCGTGATGAATTCAATCCAGATGGGCGGGGCGTTAATGAAGGCAAGAAAAGGCCGTCTGTGGGTCATCGCTTACAGCTCGGCGGTCGTGCTGATGAGCTTCGTTCTGGGCGCTGTCATTGCACAAGGACTCGAAAGAGTGTGACCGCGATTCATGTCGTCAGGTGGAGCAACACTAAGTCGGTGATTTGCTCGACGTCCTGTTCTTCGATGCCGAGCAGCGCGCGCGCGGGGTACTGTGCTGTCAAACCATTCTTGTTCACCTGATCCCGCAGCCCAAAGTGATGCACCGACGCAATGCGCCGCACCTTGTCGGAGAACGAGATTACGGCTGCGTGTGGGCTCGCCTCGATGCGCATGTACTTCGCCATTCGCAACCGCGTGAACATCGAGCGCCGGATGCCACCGCGTTTGTGGCGGAGCTGCGGCTTGCGCGGCTCGTAGGCGGTGCCATCCGGGTTGCGCTGCGCGGCAATGCGGGCGGACTGCCGGCGCCGTAGCTCCACTGCAATGGCGCGGGCCAACGCCCGGCGTTGCGGTGCTTCCAATTTCCCAAGTAGGCCCAGCAGGTAGGTGTCCAGCTCGTGCAGGTTGCTCACGCGGGCCTCCACGTAGACGGGTCATCGTCTTCGTTGATCGGCTCGGGGTGGTGCTGCACCTGGTAGCCCTTGCCGTCCACTTTCACTGTGACCCGTTCGGTCAGCTTCAGCTTGATGGAGATATCGACGGTGGTGTGGTTCAGGATCTCGGCCTCGAACTTGAAGGCGTCTTCCCGCTTGTCGGGGTTGGTGAAGGCGTCGGGCTGGTTGGTGCGCAGCCACGCCAGGACGGGTACGACGACGGTGTCGGAGCTGTCCGGGTAGTCGGTCACGATCAGGGTGAGCGTGTACCGGTATTCGAAGCCGAGCGAGCGCGCGCCGGTGCCGACCACGTTTCCCTCATCGACAAAGACATGCAGCGCATCCGGGTGCGCGGCCAGATATGGCACGGCGGCCGTCAAGGCCTCGCGCAGGCTGGTGGCCTTCATCATGGCGCGCTGGGCTCCCCAATGATGGTCACGCCCTGATCGCGCAACGTCTGCTGCAGGCTGCTCAGTCGCGTGGCGTCGAGGTGGCAGTCGGTGTAGTTGGCTGCGACGGTGCTGGCGACGGCAGAGAGCGCAACGCCTGCGGGGGCCGCATCAGCAGCTCCGGAATCTGGATTTGGCACGGCGCCGGCGGCGGCTGCGTCGTGCAGGCGCACAAAGCCGCGAGGGACAACGCAGGCAGCGTCAGCTTGAACGGGGACATAGCGAGGGACTTCCTTGATGATGGTGTCGCCCTTGAGGCGGATGAAGCGCTCGCGGTCGACGTACTGAGTGACGGTGACAGTGGCGCGCTGGGTGTTGTCGAGCTGCTTGCGCAGCGTGGCGGCGGTGGTCTCGGCCTGGTCGGCGCGCTGGATTGCGGCGTGGTAAGTGGCGGTGACCCACCAGGCGAGACCGGCGACGCTGGCCAGCAGCGCGACGATGACGGCGGCGCGCTTCATGCCGCGACCTCGTCTTCGGCCTGGTAGCGATCAAAGGCGCGGGCCAGCTTGACGTCGTACAGGTTGGTTTTGTACGCAGGGCCGTTGTAGAGCTGGGCGAAGGTGGCCCACTTGCTGGCCCGCAGCGCCTTGAGCATGGTGGGGTCGGCCTTCACAAAGCGCACGAACGCATCGAGCTGCGCGGCTTCGCTGGTGCGCATGGCTGACACAAAGTGCTGCACGCTTGGGTAGTCGAGCAGCTTCCAGTGAAAGCCCATGACCTGGAAGGCGCCCCAGCTTGCGGACGCGAGTGCGCAGTCTTCGTCGATCTGGATCGCGCGCGCCAGGCGCATGTGTTCACCCGCGTTGCCGACGTAGCCGCCGCGCTTGGGGTTGACCAGATTGGGGAACTGGCGGGCCAGGTCGTCGGCGTCTTTGCCGGCGCGCTGCAGCTGGCGATGCATGATGTGCCGCTCGAACAGGATGACCGGGCGGCCGTCAGGCAGGAAGCCGCTGCCCAGGCTTTCCACCTCATTGACCGCGCGCACGGCCGCCAACTGAACGTCGAGCGTTTCTGCCGCCGCCTGCAGGTCTGCGGCGGTCAGGTGGCGGACGTTGCGCGCGCCGGACTGCAGCGCTGCCATGGTCTTGGGGCCGGCAATGCCGTCGACGACCAGGCCGAAACGGATCTGTGCCACGCGCACGGCAGCGGCCGTGTCTGCGCAGTACACGGATGAATCAGGGGCATTGAAGCCGTTGGCGATCAGCAGGCGCTGCAGCTCGAGCACTGCGGCGCCGACCACGCCTTCACGCAGGATCGTCATGCGGACCTCCGAAGGATGCGAACAAACCAGCATTGCCGAGCGCCGCCCATGCGGAAGAGCTCGACGACGTTGCCGCGCACGGCATAGACGGCGACGCAGAGCACGGCGGTGATGCCGTTCTGTGCGGCGAGCGCCCAGTCATAGCGGCCGAAGAGCACGCCGATGGTGACGGCGCCGGCGAGCACGACCAGGCCGTACGCCAGGCGTGACGCCCACGGTCGATGCGCGGCGCCGGCGCGCTTGAAGAGCAGCAGGCGCAGTGCGATGAGCGCGCACAACGCGGCCTGCACGATGAAAAGCGTTTTCATGGTTGCTTGCCTCCTTTGTCTGCGCCGCCCTTGAGTGAGGCGAGGAGGCGGTCGCTGTTATCTGCCAGGCGGATGAGGGCCAGGAGCAGCTTGACCACGACGGTGGAGGCGACCAGGGCGCCCACGGCGTGGCTGACTTCAGTATTGGTGGGCAGGGCCTTGGCGATGAGCGCAGCGGCCAGTGGCGCGGACAGCAGGCCGGCGACGATGGATGCAGCCAGGAAGCCCAGCTTTTTGACGGTGCCGAGCTCGCCGCTGTTGAGCACGAACACGGCGGCGCCGGCGAAGGCGCCCAGCACGGTGCCGGGGTCGACGCCTGGCAGCAGGGACAACGCGCCCACGCCTGTGACGGCGAGGGTGGCGGTGGAGCCGGTGGAGATGGGTTCAGCCATTGGGTTCCTTGGAGGTCAATCCCAGAGCTGGACCATTTGCATGGCCGGCTGCGGGGAGATGTCGGGCATGTCGAGTTCGGTGCCGTGTGGCAGGACGGGGCCAAGGTCGGCAATACCGGGGTTGGCGGCCAGGACGGCTTCTGTGACGCCTGAGGTGCGGCCGTAGACGCGGTGGCAGATGGCGTCAACGGTGTCGCCCTGGATGGCCCGTACGCGCATCAGATGAGCTCGACGGTGGTGCGGGCGGCGCCCTGGATGTCGCTGATGGCCCAGCGGGCGTCGCGGCGCAGGTCTTCTACGCCAAGGTTTTCGGCTTCGGCCTTGCGGTCGCCGGCGGCGGTGGCGTCGATGGTGCGGTAGCGCTCGATGAGCCAGGCGGCGGCCAGGCAGTGGACGGCGCGCTCGTAGCGGTGCAGGTGCGCGCTTTCGCCGTCGATCTTGGGTGCAGGCACGGTGGCCAGCGTGTTGCGGCCGAAGGACATTTGCGCGGCCTTCCACGGCTCCAGCTCTTCATTGACGGAGAGCATGGCTTCCACCAGAGCGGCGCGCATGCGCTGCTGCGTGACGGTGCCGTCGAGGCGCATGGCGGCGTAGGCGTTGACGACGTCGACATCGGGGAAGAAGCCGTCGTTGGCGATGGGTGGGCCGCCCGGTGTGGCCGGCTGCGGTACGGATGCGGCTGCGATGAAGGAAGACATGGGTTCAGTGGGCTGGGAGGCGGTGGACGGGGCGAGGCTTCGCGGCATGCCGGAAGACTGCCCCGTGCCGCCTGATGCGCGGGGTCACGCTCGGTGTCAGCTTTTGCCGGTGCGATCCTTGGCGCCGGCAGCGGCTGCGTTCTTGATGTCGCGCTCGATGCGCTCGATGTCTTTTTTCACGCCGGATTTATCGTGCAGCTCGAGCGCGCGGCGAAGGTGCGTGACGGCCTCTTCGCGGCAGGCCTTGGCGGTGGCCTGGTCGTGACCGGTGGCCAGCTCTGCGATGACGTAGCCGAGCGCCTTGTGCAGCTTGGCGCGAACTTCGTCGGGCATGTCCTGGTCACGCACCAGCGCTTCCACTTCCACCAAGGCCTCAACGTCGGCTGACTGGATGGCGGCCGGGTCTTTCAGGACCATGTTGGCGAACTCTTCTGCGATGAGGCAGGCGGTGGTGCGCTGGTACTGGTCAGGCATCGCCAGCTTGTGGCGGATGGCGTAGGCGGCCAGGGGCAGCGCGCCGGCGAAGTCGCCCACGTCGATGCGCCAGACAAGCACGGTCATGAAGATGTCGTCTTGCGTGCCGCTGTCGGCCTGCAGGACGCCTTCGACCCAGGCCGCGTATTCGGGGAGCATGCGGCGCTTGGTGTCGGCCTTGCGCTCGACGGACTGCACCTGCTTGAGCTGGCGCTTGTGCTCGGCGAGCTGCGCGAGCATGAGCTCGTAGCCGGTGGCATGGCGCAGGGGGTTGGCTTCCTGCTCGGCCTGCGCCGCGAGCGCGGCGGAGACCCGCAGGAAGTGGTTGCGGGCGGGGCTGGTCATTGAGCTTCCGCCTGGGCAGGCGTCTCCACAACAGTGATGTTTTCTGCCATCGCAACGCAGCCCAGGTCTTCCACGACATATGCGTCGTTGCTCGACTCGTAGTTCTCGATGCGGTCGCGCTTGGCGTTGTCGACGATGGTCCGGCGGCGGCTCCCTTCCTGGTAGTAGATCGACAGGTTGTCCAGACGCGTGACCAGCAGGCCATTGGGCGGGAAGTAGGGCACGCGCACTGCAGGCAGGTTGCCGATGCGTTTCTGACTGACGATCATGTCGACCGCCATCGTGTCGGTCGGCCGGTGGTTGGTGTTGACGATGGGGAAATACTTGTCGGCCAGCAGTTGGCGACCGCACACCACGACCAGCTCGGGGTCTTCCGCATACCAGGGCTCGATGAGCTGGGCGACGAGGTCGAACACCAGCGCGTCAAGATTTTCATACGCGGCGCCACTGCCGCCGACGATGATCTTGTCGGCGTTCTTTCCATCGTGCGCCATGATCCGTTGCGGCGCCTGCTCACGGACTTGCTGCAGCCAGCCCTTGTTCACGTCTTGAAGCATCGGGTTCGCGACGATGTCGGAGGTGGCGGCGCGCTTCACACCGTGGAAGCCGATCATCATCCGGTCCAGCGCCTGGCGCTTGATGATGGCGTCGCGGATGCGCGTCTGGAAGTCCTTGAACTTCGCCCAGACGTCCAGCTTTTGATACGTGATGTGTGTATCGGAGTTGGTCTGCTCGCAGCGGTAGCGGCGTGCATCAAGCGTGGAGATATCCACGGTCTGACGGTCCTGTTTGGTCGTGTCCGTCGTGCTTGCGACCGGGCCAGAGACGCCCAAGCCGACCTTTTCTCCCTCCAGTTCGCCGACGCCGTAGATGTTCACCTTGGACAGGAACTGGCTGGATTCCTGGATCTTGGTTTCCAAGCGCTGCTGCACCGTCGGATCGACGGAAAACTTGGTGTCGACGCGGTCAACGCCGTTCAGTTTGGCGACTTCGGCTGCATAGGCTTCGTAGAGGCGGCGGGTATCGTTGCGCATTGGGTGCTCCTGGTGTTCGTCTTGGTAGTGCGGTGGTGGCTGGATCAGCAGTCGGTCTTGATGTCGGCGGTGCCGTCACCGCCGGTGGCGGGCGGGCGCGCGCTGAAGGCTGGTGTGTTTTCCAAGCCATGCTTCAACGTGTCGAAGGCCTTGCCGCGCTCTTCCGCCTGGGCCTTGAATTCGGCCAACTGATCGTTGATGTTCTTGAGGCCTGCGGTGAACTGGTCGCCCATCGACTGCACCTGCGTGGCGATGATCTGGACGGCGTCCTGCACGTCGGAGAAGCGTGCGTCGTTGCCGGTTTCGGCCTTGGCCTGGCGTGAGAAGAGGCGCTTGATGCTGTCGGCCAGGCCTGCAGTGGCAGATGGCTGCTCGGGCGTGAAGTCGAGGTCGACCTCCACCGCTTCAGTGAACAGGTTGCTGGGGTCTTGCTTGCGCGCGGCGAGCGGATTGACCTTGGCGGTGGCGCTGAACTGTAGTACTTCGCAGCCCAGGCTTGCGGGGTTGTCGGTGACGGCCAGGCCGACCAGGTAGGCCTCTTTGGTGTCGGCAAAGCTCGGCTGCACTTCCATCGACGAGAAAATCTTCTGGCGTGCCTTGGTGAGCGCAACCAGCTCGTCGGTGGGATCGAGCTGCGCGTACAGGCCCATCTTGCCGTCCTGCTCTTCCGCCTTGAGCGACACGACATCGCCGTAGGCCTTGAAGGGGCCGGCTGGAGAATAGCCGCGGATGTGCTCCATGTTGATGCGTGCGGAGTACGTCTTCGGGTCGTAGTTCTTCGCCATCTGCACAAGCATGTTGCGATCAATGACGCGGCCGTCGCTGGTGGCGCCTTCAGTGGCGATGCGGAAGAACTTGTTGGCCTTGGTGCCCATGTTGTCCTCGGTGGTCTGTGGTTCGTTGGTGCTGTCATCTTCAGCGCCGTGCATCGCGCGGGCAACGCGTTGGTGTTGTGCGAACCGGCGCCACAACAGGCAGCGCGTGGCACGCGCGCGCGCGGCGGGTAGCGTGGCGGCATGACTACGTTGCCGCCTATCGCTTCTCTCTCAATCGACCCGGAAATGGACCCGCGCCGCGTGGCGCGCTCGCTCTACTGGCAGGGCTACCGCGTTGCGCGCATTGCGGAAATGCTCAAGGTGAAGCCGGTGACGGTGCATAGCTGGAAGCGCCGTGACCGATGGGCGGACACGACGCCGGATGAGCGCGTGGCGCTGACGATTGAAGAGCGCTTGATGCGCCTGGTGGCGAAGGAGCAGAAGGAAGGGCGAGACTTCAAAGAGATTGACCTGTTGAACCGTCAGCTCAACAACGTGGCGCGGCGCGAGCGGTACCGCGATGGCGGCAACGAGACGGACCTCAACCCGAAGGTGGCCAACCGCAATGCGGGGCCGCGCAAGAAGGCGGAGCGCAACGCGATCAGCCCGGAGGAGCAGGAGCAGTTGCTGGATGCCTTCCGTGATTCGCTGTTCGGGTATCAGGAGGTTTGGCACCGCGCGGGTGAGGCGGAGCGGATTCGCAACATCCTGAAGTCACGCCAGATCGGTGCGACCTGGTACTTCGCGCGTGAGGCATTTATCGATGCGCTGACGACGGGGCGGAATCAGATCTTCCTGTCAGCCAGCAAGGCGCAAGCGCACGTGTTCAAGCAGTACATGGTGCAGTTTGCGAAGGACGCTGCCGGCGTGGAGCTGAAGGGCGATCCGATCGTGCTGCCGAACGGGGCGACGCTGTACTTCCTGGGCACGAACGCGCGCACGGCGCAGAGCTATCACGGCAACCTGTATTTCGATGAGTATTTCTGGGTGCCGCGCTTCCAGGAGCTGCGCAAGGTCGCCTCCGGCATGGCGATCCATAAGCACTGGCGGCAGACGTATTTCTCGACGCCCTCCAGCTTGGCGCATGAGGCGTATCCGTTCTGGTCGGGCGCGCTGTTTAACCGGGGCAAGGCGAAGGACCGACAGGTCAAGATTGATGTGAGCCATGCCGCGCTGCGCGACGGGTTGCGCTGCGCCGATGGCCAGTGGCGCCAGATCGTGACGGTGGAGGATGCGCTGCGCGGTGGCTGCAACCTGTTCGACCTGGACCAACTGCGCCTGGAGTACAGCGAGCCGGACTACGCGAACCTGCTGATGTGCCAGTTCGTGGATGACACGGCGTCTGTGTTTCCGCTGTCGATGCTGATGCGCGGGATGGTCGATAGCTGGGAGCTTTGGCCGGACTTTCGGCCGTTTGCACCGCGTCCGTTTGGGGCGCGGGAGGTGTGGCTTGGGTATGACCCGAATGGCGGCGGGCCAACCGGCGACAGTGCGGCCATTGTGGTGGTGGCGCCGCCGGCGGTACCGGGCGGCAAGTTCCGCGTGCTGGAGAAACACCAGTTCAAGGGCATCGATTTTGAGGAGCAGGCACGCGCCATCCTGCGTGTGTGCGGCCGCTACAACGTCACCTTCATCGGCATCGACCGCACGGGCGTTGGCGACGCCGTCCACCAGCTCGTGACGAAGTCGCGGCCGGACGCGCGCGGCTTCTCGTATTCCGTAGAGGTGAAGACCAGCCTGGTGCTGAAGGCGTTTGACGTCATCAGCAAGGGCCGGCTGGAGTTCGACGCGGGCTGGACGGACTTTGCCGCGTCGTTCATGTCCATCAAGAAAACCGTTACCGCCTCCGGCGCGCGCGTCACCTACCAGGCGGGGCGCTCGGAGGACACCAGCCACGCCGACCTGGCGTGGGCCTGTATGCATGCGCTTTCGCACGAACCGCTCGAAGGCGCGACCTCCACCAATTCAAGCATTCTGGAGTTTTCATGAGCCGCAGGAAGAACCGTCGCGCCACTGGCGCAGCCATGCCCGACCAACAGCACAGCACCCGCGCGCCGAGTGCACAGGCGTTTTCGTTTGGCGACCCGATGGAGGTGCTCGACCGGCGCGAGCTGCTCGACTACCTGGAATGCATGCGGATGGGGAAGTGGTTCGAGCCGCCGCTGCCGTGGGAGGGCTTGGCGAAGTCGTTCCGGGCCGCTGCGCACCACAGCTCGGCCATCTATGTGAAGCGCAACATCCTGGTCAGCACGTTCATTCCGCATCCACTGTTTTCGCGCGCGGCGTTCGAGCGCTTTGTGCTGGATTGGCAGGTGTTTGGGAATGCGTATCTGGAGAACCGGGTGAGCTGGGCGGGCTCCAGCATGGGCTTGGTGCCGGCGATGGCGAAGTACATGCGGCGGGGTGTCGATCTGTCGACGTATTACTTTGTACAGGGCGCCGCCGAGCCGCACCAGTTTGCACGGGGCACGGTGTTCCATCTGCAGGAGCCGGACATCAACCAGGAGGTGTATGGGTTGCCGGAGTACCTATCGTCGTTGAATGCGACGTGGTTGAACGAATCGGCCACGCTGTTCCGCCGGCGGTATTACAAGAACGGATCGCATGCGGGGTTCATTTTGTACATGACCGACGCAGCGCAGAACCAGGAGGACGTCGACCGGCTGCGCGAGGCGATGAAGAACGCCAAGGGGCCGGGCAACTTCCGCAACCTGTTCATGTATGCGCCTGGCGGAAAGAAGGAGGGGATTCAAATTTTGCCGGTGTCAGAGGTGGCGGCGAAGGATGAGTTCTGGAACATCAAGAGCGTGACGCGCGATGACCAGCTCGCGTCGCATCGGGTGCCGCCTCAGCTCATGGGGATCATCCCGTCGAACACGGGGGGCTTTGGGGATGTGGAGAAGGCGGCGCTGGTGTTCGCGCGGAATGAGGTTAAGCCGCTGCAGGATCGGCTGTTGGCGATTAATGAGTGGGTGGGGGAGGAGGTGGTTAGGTTTGATCGCTACGTGCTTGATGGCTCCTAGCAACGGAAAAGCTCACGGAGTTAAGACTCAGCAAGAGAGAAGTAGCCCCCAAGTTCCTCAATCCAGAGAATCTGGTCGGGGCTGCCTCGGAGGAGTTCTTCGGCCTCTTTGGAAACGAACGTGTATTGGGGCTCTCCAACTGGTTCAGCAGAGCGGTCTTCGATGAGGTACCGCTGCAGCAACACCGGCGATGGGCGCAACCCCATGGACGCGATGTCGGAATCTGCGAGCTGCCTTGCGCTGACCCAAATGTTTGGGGACTTATAGTCCTGGTAGACCTTATCCAGTGCTTCTGCCCGTTGGAGAACGTCTTTTTTTGCGGATGCCAGAAGGTCATCCGAGAAGGAGCGCTTAAATAAGTCAAAAATCTGAGATTTTGTCAAAGATTTCGCTTGATCTTCGCTCACTTTGGCCGCTTCGGAAAGCGTTCCCTGATCTACAGGTATATTCAATAGTTCGGCGGCATGTTTAATGAAGTTCTCCGCCTGGTACATATGAAAGTGCTGCCCCGTGGCTTTGTGAAACTCTTGACGTAGAGCTGGAAGTGGGCCAATAACTTGCCCTTCGACGCGAAGCCACCAATCATCTTTGATGTCGTCAGTGACAAAGATAATCGGAAGAGCGTTTTCTTTGGATGCTTCCATCATCTCAAACCAAATCAACGCATCGCCAAGGGACTTGTCTCCTGACTTATTCTTGTCAGCGAAACCGGGAGGTATAGCAGCCTTTATTCGATCACCCGCTGCTTTCTTTCTGGTGGCCAACTCGCCTTCGTCCGGTTCGGGGAGTACGTTGTCGGCCAGCAAGTCAGCGAGACGCCGCAAGATAGGATCGTCGTTCAACCGTACCGGCGCTCTTCCTTCCTTTATTTTTCGGATGTCAGATTGGGCATTGCTCATGCTGATGCCGATTTCACCGAGTATTTTTGCGATATCAACGTGAGCATGCTTGCGAAACTGGTTTAGATCGTTCTTAAGCCTGTTGTGTGCCTCCTCGATTGCCTTGTCCATCAGGTCAATCGCCTTATTCTGATCTTGAATGACTTTGGTCCTGGCTTCGAAGAATTCGCATGCGACTTGATACGGAATCGCAATACGCTCTCCGAGACGCCTAGCTATGTCAAAGAAATGATTTCGAGCGGTTTCCGTGTACCGATACATGTTCAGAAGAACATTTGTATCGAAAACGAAAATCGCTTCTTTCATCAACTGCGAAAGTTCGTCTTCTGAGAGTGGGAAGTGCCCGGGGAAGAGATTTTTCATCGCGTTGTTTTCAATCTTGCTCCGACGGCGGTTACCCCTCTATGGTGGGGGGGCACGTCTGCGTTGGGATTTGATGTTGATAATATTGCTGCACTTTATCATCCAAAATCCGATCCGCTGTTTCCAGATTGTGTGCACTAGGAGTGAGCCAAGCGTCGATGCTCTCGGGCTTAAGTGAGATGGGGCAGCGGTCGTGTCCGGCCGTCCACTCGATTTTACTGTTATGGCTCATGCTAGGATTTCTGTGCAAAACGGGAGGGGATCATGGAAATCACGTTCGATCTGGCAAGCAGCTGGAGCTTCGATCGCGACAGCGTCGCGTTTCCTGCGCTGGTAGACGGAAAACTTGTTCGTTGCTTCGTATCCCAAGAAGCGCTGCAAGACCATTTCGACGGCGGCATTCTTGGCGCGGATCTCGTAGCGACATTTGAGGCGAATCGAGGAGTCATCGAAGGTGTCGCTCGCAGGAAGCTCGAAACGACCCGCGACAGTCCGCTCATTCTTCGTTCGCAAGATTTCTAAACCGATAACAACTTGGGGGGAGGGTGTATGCCTTACTACGGCAATTCGCCAGAATCGGTGCAGCTCGAGCGCCAAGCGGATGCTCTGGAGGGCGCAGCCAAGGGAGCGGCGAGCGCTGCCGTAGTCGCGGCGGAGGCTTCCCGCGCTGCGACTACGGCCGCTAGGGCTGCTTGGGTCCAGGCGATCGGCTCGATTGTCGGCATTGCTGTTGCGATCGCGATTCCAGCCTATCAAAGCCACCGCGAAACAAAAAAGGCGGAAGAAGCAGAGGGGGCTCGCGCCAAATCGGCTTGGATTCAAATTAGAGACTCCGCAGTCGACGAGATCGACATTCTCATGGACGCCAAGCGTCAAATCCAAGCGGTCAAATCCGGAGAACAGGGCGCCTACCAATTTCCCAGGTGGATGTTCGACGATGCTCGCGATGGAATTCGGGGGGTGCCATTTCACCTCATCGATGACCAGGCGCTATTGATCCTCATGGATGTTCGCCAAGGTTTAGGCGAAGTCAGGAGACTTCTCTTGCCGTTGGATGGAAAGAGGGCTCAGGAAATCGCGAGTGATGCGGTTCTGCAGAAGATTGATGCAGAGCTGCGGCGAGTCGGAACCCTGGGCGACAAGGCGAGCAAAGAGTCTGGCCGCTATGAGCACATTAGCAGTGCAGGAAAATGACCGAGGGGCACCGTTGCCCTCTAACAAGTGCGCGAAGCGGGTGGCTCCGTACGGAACAGCGCCGCATTTGCGCAGGCACTCGTGAACAAGAACACCTAGAACCCGGCGCATTTAGACGGATGTAGGGCGCGTCCTATGCACTCGACATGCCTCGCCCGATCAGTGCTCGGTCGTGCCACCACGGGACGTTTGAACGGGCGCAGGCACGTTCCCGGCGGGAGGAAGCCGTGAGAGGGGGCGGGCGCCGCAACCCGGCGCGCGCCGTTGGGACCCCGCCTCACCTGCGCGCTTCATTGAGTAGTTTTTATGCAAGTGCAAAGATGGCCCACAACGGCTCGAAGCAAGGGGTGAGGGCGTAAGTGGAGTTTCGATGCTCGTATGCGGATTTATGCACATAGCCTATGCGGTTACTAGACTACAAAGGCACATCTGACACGGGGAGAGGGAATGACGATATCAGGCGAGGGGGCAGAAGTTACCGTTGCTACGGCGCGCATGAAGGACATCAAGCCAGAATACCGGGAACATCTGGCGCAAACTCTGAACATGGCAAGTGGCGCGCTGACCCAGTCTGTCATGTCATGGGGATTTGAGACGATCAAGCATTTGGCCGTCATCAATGCAGCGGGCGTCGCCGGTGCCGCAGCCCTCTACAGCGTCACTGTGGCCCAGAAAGGGGCTATCGCCGCCCTTCCATGGTTTCTCGCGGGATTGATCGTCACCTTCCTAACGATGTGGATGGTCTATGTCGGAGGGCTGGTGTACACGTGGTCATTTCAGCGAAAGGTGATGGCGGTCTTGACCGATCAAGCCCCGATCGTGTCTATCAAAGCAGCCGCATGGGTGTGGGTTTCACTCGCCGCGAACTGGCTCGCCGTCTTGGGCACTTTTGCGTTGTTCCTCGTCGGTGTGTTCAAACTAATAGGCAGGATTTAGAGGCAGAGCCTGCGCACTGCTGCTGTCAGCGCTTATGCAGCGCCTGTCTGGCTCTCGTTGCCAAAAGATTCAGTTGCTGGCATTCGGGGCTCACCGAAACTAGGTATTTCGTCGCTCCAGTTTGTCCAGGAGTTCTCGGGCGCACCGACTCGCCTAATAGGCCCAAGTTCTTCAGCTTGATCGCAAACGGTCCCACATCCTTTGCAAGGACAAGGGGTGATTGCTCGCCCTGATGCATCTTCAGCGTCGAAATTCCGCCGCTTTCGATGGGGCCGGTCTTCGCCGTGACGACAAAATCTTGGTCTGGGGCGGCAGGTGCTTCATTGTTCGCGTATGCCCACGTCAGCCATGAGTCTAGCGCTTCGAAATCCCGATCTCTGAGCGCTTCGGCCGCTTCGAACAACAACTCCTCGCCTTCGGTCGTGCCACGATTCTGCAGCACGATCTCTGCAGTCAGCAGCCCAATAATCATGGGTCCGACGTCCTTGCTGGCGGAAAGTGCTACGTGTCGATATGCATCAAATAGAACGCTCGCCTGCGTTTCGTTTTTTGCGATCGAGTTCAGCATGTCGTTGAGGTCCGCTGATATCCATTTGACGTCTTGCTCTTTTCGGACCTCGTCGATGAACGTATCAAAGAAGCGAGTCGCCCGCCGATGGCTCAAGCGGCCGATGACTTTTTCCTTAAGGTGGGCGAGCAGCTCGTTTTTTGCTTCGTCGAGCACGAGTTCCCCGGCCGCGACCAAAGCCGCCCCGGTCGAAAGCAATGCCAT